AAACCAACTACAAAGTTACTATCACCTGTAAATGTATGAATTTTAAAATCACCTGAAGTTGTTACCGTACCACCTGTAGCCTCTATGTTAGATTGATATTCGTCAGCATCTAAATCTGAAGGAACGCTGTTTTGTTTTACAAGATAACCAGATGTGTCATCAACAAAAACTAATTCTACAACTTGGCCATTTGTTTCTAAAACAAAGTCACTATCTGGTACACCACCTTGTGTACTATCAATTAATTTACCTTGTGTATCTATTATAACTTTATTTGTGGCAAAATTATTACCATAATCAGCAAAAACAAAAGTATCACCTCTACTAGGTGAAGCTGGTAATTTAACTTCTATTACACCAGTATTTGTATCTAAAAAATAACCTCTGCCAGCAACTGCTGTTAATTGTGTAGAACCATCGGCCACGGTCACAGCTTGCCAATCTGTACCAGCAACTATTTCGCCACTAGCACCTAAATTAATCGCTGTTCCATTGATTGTAATATTTGAGTTTGCTAATTTAGCATTTGCTATTGAACCTGCTAATTTAGCATTGGTAATTGTACCTGTTGCTATTTTAGCGTCTGTGATAGTACCTGGTGCTAAATCACTAGCTGATATATCTACGTCTTTAATTGATTTTCCAGTTATTTTATTGATAGCCATAATTCTTGTTCTCTCTTTATATTTATACTATTTATTCATCTGTATCTGTATTTACGTTATACTTTTTACTATCTTCAAAAAAATCAATGGTTGTTGTAAATCCAAAGTCATCATCAGCTTTGGATGATGTAGGATTTGGTACAACTATAATACGACTTTCTCTTGCTTTATCAACAGTATTTGTATCAGAATATTGATCTGTTTGTACAGTTTTAACAACTTTTTGTTGACTTGCTGGACCAAATAGATATGTTTTGGCAGTAAAATTAAGTGTATAAATTACTGCTCTTCTTGTAGTAAAATCTCCTGAATAAGTGTCTTCATAATTTACTGTATTTAATACAATTGGTATATCTCTTTTTATATTCATACTAGGAATAGCATTTACAGTTACAGTAAAGTCTGGTTGAAAGAAAGGTAATATTTGTTCTATAATTTGTAGGCCTGCCTCAGCACTTGCTGTAAATGAATATAGATTGTAAGATATGTTATAAGGAACAGGTGTATAATTATGATACAATACTTTACCATCAACATCTGATTTTACAGATTTAAATTTTTGTATTCTTGTAAGTTTTCTTGTAGGGTCATAAGCAATACCATTAATTTCAAAACCCATACGAGGTAAAGTAATAGCAAACTCTCTATTATTTAAACTTGATTGTTGATCTAGTCTTACTAAAAACTTTTCTTTTGGCCCATATGCTAAAGGCACACGAATAGTTTGAATAACTTTTCCTGTGTCATCTTTTCTTTTAATCTGTATATTGTTAAAAATTTGACCAAAGCCTATGGTCATTCTACGCATTGATTCATTATAGAAATATTGTCCAAACATTAAAAGTCAACCTCTCCAAATGGGTTACGTTCAGTAAAATCTAATATGTCATCTGCTGTTGATGATGTATCAAAGCCAGCCGCTGTATCTAAATCATTATTATCAGCATAAGGCGATTGAGTTTGTAAGTTATAAGTTTCCATTAATAGATAGTTAGATGAACTATCAGGACCATCTGCCTCTAACATTAAAGCACCATCTTCATTTTCTAAACTCATTTGATGAGCAAGTTGATCTAATGAATACTTATCTTCAGCTTTGTCAATATCAGCCACGCCTGTATCAAGTCTTTCACTTGAATATTCAAATCTAGTACATCTTAATTTGTAAACTGGTAATTGGCCTAATTGGAAAAATGGCTCTTGGTCTTCAACAAATTGTATTTCAAAAAAACTATTCATTAAAGGCATATAAATTATATCGCCCTCATTTGGTCTACCTGATACAATCATAGTAGCAGGATCATCAACTAAATCTAACCATCTTCTTTTAGACACCATAAATGTAGTGTCTTCTCTAATTTCTAATCCAAATTTGTTTATGATTTCTTGTTGACCAGCAAAACCCTCTGTGGTTTCCATATACATTTCGGCCAGATAAGCAGCATTAAATTTGCTCGCTACATCTTCACCTAATATTAGGTCTCTATTAACAAGTGTTCGTGGTAAATAGTAAACGTCTTGGCCATAAATTTTAAGACCCTCAATGATTAAATTTTCGTAAAGTCTTTTTTCAGCCTCTGAACCGATACCATTGCCACCTTGAAAATAATGATTTACTGGCATAAGGTATTATCCTATCATTATTGCTGGATTTAATTCGTAAGTTGATCTCATTTCAGCTTCAAGTTTTTCTATATCGCTTAAAGCTTCTGTATAGATTTGTTGACCATTAAGTGAGACACCACCTATCATTGTAACTCCGTTAAATTTAGATAAGTTAGCACCCCATTGTTTTTTAAATAAAGCTGTTACATATCTTTTTAAAAAAATATCATTGTAAACATCTGTATATACTTCGGGTCTAATTTTCTATAAGCTTCTATAACTAGATATTCACCAACAGCTAGATCATTATTCCAATCCATATCAATATGTAATCTATTATCGTGTTGATTAAATCTTAATGGTTTTTCACCAACTAATACGTGATCTAAAAAATCTAAATGTCTTAAAACAACATCATAGTTGATTATACTTGTAGATGAAAAATCATAAAGGTCATTTAATCTTAATTGGTATCTTACATCAAATAAGTTTAGATTACCTTTATTTGAAAAAGGGAAAATGTTAATTACTGAAACTATTGATTCAGGAACAACTATAAAATTGTTACCCTCTGACCAAGTAGTAGATATTGAATTTTTTGTAGTAGATTCACTTGAATCAGCGGTAATTCTATCTTTGTCTTCTTGTGTGTAAAGATACTTTAAATATGTTCGTTTAATACCATCATAGTGATATTGAGCGTAATATTGTAACGCCTCGTCCAGTCTATCTTCTAACTGGTCGTCATCTACGTTTATTTCTATAACTGGTTTTCCGAGTGCTCTTAAAGCGTATTCTTTTAAGTTAGCTCTACTTGCTGGTGTTGCCATTATTAAATCCCTTTAGTTTTCAGGTATATTTATAATAATTTATCCAAGTGCTACCGCTTGAGCAATCGCAAAAGATTTAGCCGCTTTAGCGTCTAATTGTGTCTGTAAATTTGAAGAAACACCATCTAAATGACCTATTTCTGTTGATGTTACATCACTTACAGAAACATCACCACTTCCGTCTGATACTAGGGCTCTAGCAGTTGTTAAATTTTCCATTTTACTAAAGGCTATGGCCGCTGAAGATTTTATATCAGCATTTACTAGGTTTGTAATAGTATTATTATCTGAATCTATTGACTTATTTGTTAGTGTATCAGTTGACGTTTCTGTTACCACAGCACCGTCAGTAGCAATAGTCATTTCACTACCGTTTAGAGCAGTTGTTATTCCTGAGCCACCTAAAATTGTAAAACCACCACCTAATGGTACACTTACAGCTGTTGAACTATCGTCAGCTATTGTTACCGTTGAATTGGATAATTTTGAGTTAGCTATTGAACCAGCTAACATTGTATTTGATACTGTGCCTGAATCACCTGTACCAATTAAAGTACCTGTAGCAGCTGGCAAAGTTAATACAGCGTCACTAGCAGCTGAGTGAGGTTGTGATTGTAGAGTTTGAGCGTGAGCATTTGAACTTTCACAGAAAAATTTAACTTTACCAACACTACCTGTTCCTGTTTTAATTTCTACTAATCCATCTGATACGCCTACACCACCTGAAGTGCCATTACCATCTAATAAAACTTTACCACTACCATTTGGTAATATTGATATACTTCTATTTGATGTTGATACTATACTGTTTGTTTGTACATCTAAACTACCGCCTAACTGAGGACTTGTATCTTCTACTATATTTGATAAACCAGCACCTGAAGCAGCTGATACTGAACTAAATGATAAATTACCTGAACCATCTGTAATTAAAACTTGATTTGAGTCACCATCATTTGCCGGTAAAGTTAAAGTAACATTAGCACCACCTAAACTTGGCGATACTAGAGCTACATAATCTGAACCATTATATATTCTGTTACCAGCACTTGAAAATGTTCCTTTTGTAATTGATAAATCACCTGTTGTAGCACCAGTAAATGTTCCTGTTCCTACTGTAAACTCGTCAGCGCTTTCATCAAAACCAAAAAAGATATTATTTAAATTTCCTCTTTCACCAACAATACCAACATCACCTGTCGGTGTGCCAGATGTACCTGTAGCTAATTCAATTAGTTTGTCTGATATAACAGAGTTAGTTGTTTCTAAAGTTGTTGTCGTGCCTGATACAGTTAAGTTA